CGGCCGCCGCCGTGGACAACCCTGCACCGTGTGCTGCCTCCGGTCATGGCAGAAGGGAAGGTAGTCCAGTGAGCCTGCTCGCCACCATCGACCCGCTGCAGCTCCAGGCCGTCGAGCGCCACCTTGCTCGCGGCCTGCAGGCCTGGGGCGTGCCGGAGCCCTTGACCCTCGAGGGTTGGGCGCGCGAGCACTTCTACCTCTCCGGCGAGTCGAGCTACGTCGAGCAGCGCTGGACGCCGTGGCCGTTCCAGCGGGCGCTGATGGCGTGCATCTCGAACGACGACATCGCCGAGATCAACCTCGTGAAGTCGGCCCGCGTGGGCTACACCAAGATGCTGCTCGCGGCCATCGGCTACTTCGCCGAGCACAAGCGCCGCAACCAGGCGCTGTGGCAGCCCACCGACGACGACGCCGAGGACTTCGTGAAGTCGGAGCTCGACCCGATGCTGCGCGACGTCGCGGTGATGCGCACGGTGCTGCCGGCCTACATGGCGCGCCACCGGGACAACACGCTGCAGCAGAAGCGCTTCATCGGCTCGATCCTGCGGGTGAAGGGCGGCAAGGCGGCCAAGAACTACCGCCGCATCTCGATCGACGTGGCCTACCTTGACGAGATCGATGCCTTCGACGCCGACGTCGAGAAGGAAGGCGACCCGATCACGCTGGCGGCCAAGCGCCTGGAGGGTGCCACCTTCCCGAAGCTGGTGCTCGGCAGCACTCCGAAGCTCAAGGGCTTCTCGCTGGTCGACGGCCGCGCCCAGCTCGCCGACATGCGGTTCACCTACCACGTGCGCTGCCCGCAATGCGGGGGCTGGCACGCTCTCACCTGGGGCGGAAAGGACGAGCCGCACGGCCTGAAATGGAGGCCAGGAGAGCCGGAATCGGCCTACCACCTCTGCCCACACTGCGCCGCGACGATGACGCAGGCCGAGTACCTGGCCGCGGCCGAGCATGGCCGCTACATCAACGACGCCGGCACGGTGCACCTGCTGCACGACGGGCGGTTCGTCGACCCCGAGGGCGCGCCGTTGCCGGCGCCGCGCCACGTCGCGTTCCACGTCTGGACGGCGTACAGCCCGGTGGTGGCGTGGTCGCAGATCGTGCGCGAGTTCCTGGCCGCCTACGCGAAGAAGCAGGAGGGCGACGACACCAAGCTCAAGGCCTTCTTCAACACCACCCGCGGCGAGGCGTGGGAGGGCGAGATCGAGCGCACCGATGCCGAGGACCTGAAAGCCCGCGCCGAGCCCTACGCCTGGCGCGTGATGCCCCGAGGCTGCCTGCTGCTGCTGTGTGGCATGGACACGCAGGACAACCGCATCGAGGCCGGCGTATGGGGGCTGGGCCGAGGCGGCGAGATGTGGCCCATCGATCACCAGGTGTTCTTCGGCAATCCGGCCCTGAACGACGTGTGGGAGCAAGCCGAGCAGTTCGTGCGCCACGCCGAGTACCCGCACGCCTGCGGTCTGCCGCAGCGGATCCACGCGTTCGCCATCGACTCCGGCGGCCACCACACCGATGCGGTGTACGCCTTCGCGCACTCGTTGCGCCGCTACCGCGTGCACGCCATCAAGGGTGCCAGCCAGCGCGAGCGCTCGATCGACAACGGCAACACCCGTGTCGGCTACCGGTGGAACGGCCGCGTCGAGAAGCACGGCCCGATGCTCTGGATCGTCGGCACCAACCTGGCCAAGGATCGCTTCGCGGCCCGGCTCACCGTGTCCTCGCCCGGGCCGGGGTACGTCCACCTGTGCCGGGATGCCTCGGACGAATGGTTCAAGCAGCTCGCCGGCGAGGTGCGCGCCGTGCGCCGCCAGGCGGGCGGTACGGAAACGCGCTGGACGCCCGCGCGGAAGCGCACCGAGGTCAAGGACTGCGTGACCTACGCCATCTGGCTGGAGGAACGCCTCGACCTGTGGGCGCCGGGCAAGCACCGCTGGTGGGATGCCCTCGAGCGCGCCGTGCAGCCGGAAGACGACCTGTTCACGCAGCCGCCGCAGGCCGCTCCCGGCGAGGTGGGGGCGGAAGACGCGGCGGAAGTTCCGCCTGCCGTTCCGCCCGCGGTGGTGACCGCGCACAGCCGCCGCCGTCGCCAGATCACGGGCGGCCGCTTCGACGTCAACAACTGGTAGCCCAAGGGGAACGGATGAGCGGACGCATGGGAGAAGTGGCGACGGACCTGATCCGGCTGATCGGCCGGCCGGCCACGCTGCGGCTGATCACGGTGGCCACGCGCCAGCTCAACCGCGGTCAGAGGGTGCGTGCGATCCTGTACGTGCCCGGCACACCGCAGCCGGACCACAACTTCGCCAAGCTCATCGGGTGGCCGGCCTTCGTGAAGCTGTGCGAGGCCTACGGCGGCCAGATCATCGAACCCTGCCTGCCCGAGGTGCTGTACCGCGCCGAGCGCAACCAGGTGATCCGGCGCCTGGCGCGGCAGGGCGTCGAGCTGGCGAAGATCGCCAGCGCGCACGGCGTGACGGAGCGCACGGTGCGCTACGTGCTGGCCGCGAACGACCCGCTCGACGCCGCCCTCGATGGCGACACCCGCACCCGCACGGGCTGAGCTACGCGGCCTGTTGCGCGGCCCAGCCTAGGCAGGCCAGCCACACCGTCTTCGGAATCGGCTTCGCCGCGCTGAGGTAGTAGTTCAGCATCCGGCGCGAGACCCCGATGGCGTCCGCTGCGGCCTGCTGGGTGAGGCCGTGCTGGTACATCCATTCGATGATGCGCTCGTGGCCGATGCCGCCGGACTGTTCGACGGCGAGGTTGCGCAGGTTGTCGGCGGCGAGATCGGCACCGCCGGGCCATTCGATAGCGCAGCCGTGCGGCTCGCGGGAGAGCTTCGCTTTCGCGAACACCGCGGGGTCGCGCAGCGAGGCGAGGGCCTTGATGCGCAGCAGGTCGGCGATGCTCACGGTGGCCTCGAAGCCATCGGCGAAGCGCAGCGCGAGGCGGTGCTGGGGCAGGGGAGTGGCGGCGGCGAGCCGCAGGGCGGTGGTCATCGTTGCAGCTCCTGAAAGCGCGCCAGCAGTATAGTGCAACTATTGCACAATGTCAAGCCCTCCGAGGCCTCGGAAGGCCTGCCAATGTGCGGCCAAGGCGATCGCTTCCAGCATTCGCGGCAGTTCCCACCGGAGGGTGCCCATGCCGCGCACCACCATCGTCGACGCTGGCCTGCAGCTGCTCATCGAATTCGAGGGCTTCCGCGCTGACGCCTACCAGTGCCCGGCGGGGGTCTGGACGATCGGCTACGGGTTCACGAAGGGTGTCCGCCCGGGAGACACGATCACTCGCGCCGCGGCCGACGAGCGCCTGCGCCAGGAGGTCGCCGAGTTCGCCGAGGGCGTGTCCCGCCTGCTGAAGCGCGAAGCGAACGACCACGAGTTCGCCGCCATGGTGGTGTTGGCGTTCAACATCGGCCTCGCGGGTTTCGCGCGCTCCACGGTGCTGCGCGCCCACAACGCCGGCAACCCCGAGGCCGCCGCGCGCGCCTTCGCGCTGTGGAACAAGGCGGGCGGCAAGGTACTGCGCGGCCTGACGCGTCGCCGTGCGGCCGAGGCCGCGCTGTACCTGAAGCCGGTTCGCCCGCAGATCCCGCTGGCCGTCGTCGAGCGCGACACCCTCCGCGTGCCCGAGATCGAGCCCGAGCTTGACCTCGCCGACGCCATGCCGCAGCGCATCGACCCCGAGCGCTCGCTCCACCAGTCCAACATCCTGCGCGGCGGCGCCGTCGCGGGCGGCGTGTCGGGCCTGACGCTGGCAGCGGAAGGCGCGCGCGCTGTGGGCGACATCCGCTTCAGCCTCGGCGACTGGCTGCCCTACGTGGCGCTGGGCATCGTCGTCGTCGCCGCCGGCTGGATCATCTTCGAGCGCTGGGAGCAGCGCCGTGGGGGCTGGGCGTGATCGGCGCGTGGGTGGGGCGCGCCGTCACGCCCAAGCTCATCGGCGGCCTGCTGCTCGCCTGGGCGGCCTCCCTCGCGCTGCTGTGGGCCTTCATGGCCGGGCAGGCCCGGACGGCGGCGGCAGAGGCCAGGGGCGAAGCCGAGAGCGCCTGCGCCGCCGTGCGTGCCGCCGCCGCCGATGCCGCGACGGCGGCCCTGGTCAGGGCGGTGGCTGAGGCCCGGAGCGAATGGGAGGCCGCCCAGGCCGCCGCCGACGAACAGGCCGCGGTCGATCGGGCCGCCGCCGCCGCCGAACTCCGCCGCGCCCGAATGCGTGCCGAATCCCTCTCCCGACAGCTGCTGGCCCATATCCATGCGAAACCTCTGCCTGCTGATTGCCGCCTGGACGCTGAGCGCCTGCGCCTCTACGCCGAATCCCGTCGTGGCGCCGCTGCCGCCGCGCCCCGCGATTGACCTCTCGTGCGACCGCTGCGACGCCGCGCTCTGCCCCGACTTGCCCGAAGTGGTGGCCGACCCCGACGGTACCGCCTCCCCCGACACCATCCTGGCTCTCGGCCCGGAAGATGGCCGCGTGCATGCGGCCTGCCGCGCCGTCATCCTGGATTGCGTGCGTTGCATCGAGCGTGGGCGCAGGGCAGGGGTCATCCGGTGAGCGCGCCCGGCGACGCGCCCGAAAGCCACGTGCTGGTCAACTACCGGCTCGCGCGCGTCGAAGAAGCCATCATCAAGCTGTCGGAGACCACGGAGCAGCTCGTGCGGTTGGAAGAAAAGCACCTGGAGACACGTGCCGCCCTCAACCGGGCGTTCGAGTCGATCCGCGACTTGCAGGGTCGCGTCGCCGCGGTCGAGCACCAGATGCCGAAACTGACGCTGGCGATGGGCTGGGTCTTCGCCGGGGTCATCGCGATCGTCGCGCTGGCCGGCGGCCTGGTGTGGAAGGTCAGCGCTCTGCCGATCCCCGCGCCGTTGCACCAGACCGCACCGGTGCTGCCTCCGCGCGGCTGAGGAAGGCCTGCCAATGGTCGCGCCGCTGCCCCGCGGCGAGCCTTCCGGCCTATGCCCCGCATCCTCCCCGTCGAAATCAAGGCCGGCATCAGCTTCGAGCTGACGGTCGAGCACGCCGCCTATCCGGCGCCCGACTGGACCTTGCGCCTGCTGTTGCGCGGGCCCGGCTCGATCGACCTGACCAGCGTCGACGCCGGCACAGTGCACAGGCTTTCCGCGACGGCGGCGGTGTCGAGCGGCTGGCTGCCCGGAGAGTACGCCTACAGCCTGCGTGCCAGCCGCGGCGCGGAGGTCGTCGAGCTGGAATCCGGTGCCGTGCCGGTCCGCCCCGACCTGGCTGCGGCCGCGCCGGGGGCCGACCAGCGCGTGCATGCCCGCAAGGTGCTCGCCGCAATCGAAGCGGTGATCGAGGGCCGCGCTACCCTTGACCAGGAGCGCTACCGCATCGGCGAGCGCGAGCTGTACCGCACGCCCATCGCCGACCTGCTGAAGCTCCGCTCGCACTACCGCGCCGAACTGGCACGGGAGACCGCCGCGGTGCAGGGCTACTCGGGCCTGCTGGGCCGCGAAGTGCAGGTGCGCTGCTGATGGGGCTGCTCGACGTCTTCCGCCGCAGCCCCCCTGCACCCGATCCGCCGCCGGCCTCTGCCGACGGCCCCGCCGAGGCCCTGGGCCGGCCGCGGCGCGGCATGTTGCGCATGTTCACGGCGGCGAAGCTCGACCGCCTCACTGCCAGCTGGACGGCCACGCCGCAGCCGACGGATGGGCTGATCCGCCGCCACCAGCGTGTGCTGGTCGCCCGGTCCCGGGAGCAGGCGGCGAACAACGACTACATGAAGGCCTTCCTGCGGATGTGCGGGGCCAACATCGTCGGTCCGAACGGGATCATCCTGCAGGCACAGTCGCGCGATCCGAACGGCGCGCTGGACGTCGTTGCCAACGACGCCCTCGAATCGGCCTGGTGGGAGTGGGGCAAGCCGGCGAACGCCAGTGTCACCGGGCAGGAGTCGTGGCGTGCCATCCAGCGCATGGCCATCATCACCGCGGCGCAGGACGGGGAGTTCTTCGCGCGCATCGTGCGCGGCGCCGACGCCGGCCCGTGGCGCTTTGCCATCCAGCTCATCGACCCGGTGCGCTGCCCGATCGACCATGACGTCGAGCGCCTCGACAACGGCAACTTCGTGCGCGCCGGCATCGAGATGAACCGGTACGGCCGTCCGGTGGCCTACCACTTCACCACCACCGACGAGCGCGAAGAGCAGTACCGCTATGGTGGGCGCGCCTTCGTGCGCGTGCCCGCCGGCGAGGTGCTGCACGGCTTCGTGCCGTGGCTGTCCGGCCAGAAGCGCGGCCTGCCCTGGGCGTGCACCGCGCTCGATCGCCTGCACCACATCGAGGGCTGGGAGAAAGCCGCCGTCATCAACGCGCGCGTGTCGGCCGCGAAGATGGGCTTCTTCGAGTGGGCCGACGAGCATGGCCCGTCGCCGGAGGACTCGCCGGAGCCGATCACCATTGACGCCGAACCCGGAAAGTTCCACGAGCTGCCGCCCGGGGTGAAGTTCAGCCCGTTCCTGCCGCAGTACCCGCAGGGTGAGTTCCCTGGGTTCCTCAAGGCCATGCTGCGCGGGGTTTCCGCCGGCATGGGCGTCAGCTACAACGCGCTCGCGCAGGACCTCGAGGGCGTCAGCTTCAGCAGCATCCGCTCGGGCACGCTCGAAGAGCGCGAGCACTGGAAAGAGCTGCAGCAGTGGCTGATCGAGTCCCTCGTGCAGCCGGTGTTCGATGCGTGGCTGGAGGTCGCGCTGCTCGCCGGCCGAGTGAAGACCGCCAGCGGCGGCACGCTGAAGGCGGAGCGGCTGGAGAAATACCGCAGCGTCGAGTGGCAGCCCCGACGCTGGGCGTGGGTCGACCCGCGTGCCGACGTGGAGGCCGCCGTCGCGAGCAAGAACAACCTGCTGGTGCCGCCCTCGACGCTCATCCGCGAGCAGGGCCGCGACCCGAGCACCGTCTACCGCGAGATCGCCGCCGACATCGAGGCCATGAAGGCCGCCGGCATCCCGCCCGAAATGATCGCGCTGTCGATGGGCCAAGCCCTCGTGCAGCCGCAGGCCCCGAACAACCCGGAGGACGCGCCGTGAAGGTGACGCCGCAGCAGATCAACGAACGCGGCTTGCAGTGCCGCCTGATGGAGGTGAAGACCGCCGACGCTGAGGCGCGCACCGTCGAGCTGGCATTCAGCTCGGAGATCGAGTGCGAGCGCTGGTGGGGCGTCGAGGTGCTCTCGCACGAGCCCGGTGCCATCCGCATGGAGCGCATGAAGAACGGCGCCGCGCTGCTGGTCGACCACAACTGGCGCGACCAGGTGGGCGTCGTGGAATCCGTGACCGTTGGCGCCGACCGGGTGGGCCGGGCGGTGGTGCGCTTTGGCAAGAGCGCGCGGGCCAGCGAGATCCTGCAGGACGTGGTCGACGGCATCCGCCGCCACGTGTCGGTCGGCTACATGGTGCACGCCACCAAGCTGATCGAAGAGCGGAAGGACGGCACGGACGTCTACCGCGTCACCGACTGGGAGCCCTACGAAATCAGCATCGTCGCCGTCCCGGCCGACCCCACGGTGGGCGTTGGCCGTGCGCAGGAAGTGCTGCCAATGGCGGCCGCCCCCGTCGAGAAGAAGACTGCCCCCAATCCCGAGGAGACCCGCTCCATGAGCGACACCACCACCCCGGCCGTTGCGACGGCCACCCCGGCCCCGGCCCACGTCGAGCTGGTCAATGCCGAGCGCAGCCGCGCCCGCGCCATCGTCGAGATGGGCGAGAAGTACAAGGCCAGCGACCTCGCCGCCCGCTACGTCGCCGAGGGCAAGTCCGTCGAGGACTTCCAGCGCGCCGTGCTCGACAAGCTGGAAGAGCGCAGCACCAAGCCGCTCACCGACCAGGTGCGTGCGGCCGGCGGCCAGATCGGCCTCACCGACGTGGAGGCACGCGACTTCAGCTTCACCCGCCTCATCCGCGCCGCGCTCGATCCGTCCGACAAGGCTGCGCAGCGCGAAGCCGGCTTCGAGCTCGAGGCCTGCGCCGCCGCGGCCGAGAAGTCGGGCAAGCAGACGCGCGGCATGGTCATCCCCATCGACGTGCTCACCGCGCCGATGGTCCGCAACGTGATGACCAGCGGCACCACCGGCACTCCGGCCGGCGCCACCGGCGGCTTCACCATCGCCAAGGAGCTGCAGGCGCAGTCCTTCGTCGAACTGCTGCGCAACCGCGCGGTGCTGATGCGTCGCGCCCGCACCCTGGGTGGCCTGGTCGGCAACATCGACATCCCGCGCCAGACCGCCGGCGCCACGGCCGCGTGGATCGGTGAGGATGCCGAAGCGCCGGTGCGCACGCAGACGATCGACCAGATCGCGCTGTCGCCGAAGACGCTGGCCGCCCACACCGAAATCACCCGCCGCTTGATCATGCAGAGCTCGATCGACGTCGAGGCGATGGTGCGCGCCGACCTGGCGACCGCGGTGGCGCTCGAAATCGACCGCGCCGGCTTCTACGGCACCGGCACCTCGAACCAGCCGCGCGGCATCGCGAACTACGTCGGCATCAACGCCGTCGACTTCGGCGGCACCGGCGCCGGCGACCCCCTCGGCCCGGGCAACAGCATGCCGACCTTCGCCGAGCTGGTGCAGATGGAGACCGAGATCGCCGCCGACAACGCGGCCGTGGACTCGATGGCCTACATCTTCAACGCGGCGCTTCGCGGCCACCTGAAGACCACGACCAAGTTCGGCACGAGCACCGAGACGACCATCTGGGAGCCGGGCAACACGGTGAACGGCTACGCCACCGAGGTGACCAACCAGATCGCGGCCCGTGAGGTGTTCTTCGGCAACTTCGCCGACCTGCTCGTGGGCCTGTGGGGCGGCATCGAGATCAACGTCGATCCCTACACGCACTCGACGCGGGGCCGCATCCGCATCGTCACCTTCCAGGACGTCGACTTCGTGCTGCGCCGCGTCGAGTCGTTCTGCTACGGCCGCGACAGCGGCTGATGAGGGAGCCTCCCATGTCCGATTCCAAGATCCAGGTGCGCTGCACGTCGTCGTTCACCTTCGGCGGCACCATCGTCCGCCCGGGCGATATCGTCGAGCTGAGCCGCGCCGAGGCGGCGAACCTCCTGCACCGGGGCCGCGTCGAGCTGGTCGACGCCGCCGACGCGCCGGACGTGAGCGACGCGGCCGAGGCGGCCGAGACGGTCGAGGCGACCGCAGCTCCGGCCGCCCCTGCGACTTCGGCGAGCCGCTCGGGTCGCAGGCGTGCCGGCAACCCCTGATGCCCGCGCCGGCCTGGGAAGACCTCGGCGCGTTCCTGCGGCTGCAGGACTTCGCCGTGTCGGCCCAGCACCGGCCAGGCGGCAATGGACTGCCGCGCAGCGTCGTCGGCATCTTCGATGATCCCGTCGACTCGTCTTCCTTGGTCGGCCGTGGTTCGCGCCGCCGAAGCGAATTCGAGATCGAGACCGCGGTGCCTACGTTCCGCCTGAGGGCGACGGACGCCGCCGGCATCCAGCGGCTCGACACGCTCACCGTCGATGGCCGGGTGTGGGACGTTGTGGCGGTCGACACCGACGGTGCCGGCATGGCCACTGTGCAGCTCGGCGCCCGGCATGATTGAGCTGCGGCCCGCGCTGGTCGGTCTGGACCGCATCGCCGGCCAGCTCGACGTCACGCCGATGCAGGTCGATCGTGCGCTGCGCATCACCGTCAACCGCATGGCGGCATGGGTGCGAAGGAAGTCGGCCCGTGCCCTGTCGAGCGAGCTGAAGGTGGCACTGGATGTCCTGCGTTACCGCATGAGGACCCTGCGTGGGGGCGGGGCTGGCAGCCGCAAGTCCACCCTGTGGTTCGGCCTGAACCCGCTGGCGCTCAAGTACCTCGATCCACGCGCCGTGGGCAGGGGCGTCAAGGCTGGCCCGCTGTACGTCAAGGGCGCTTTCCTGGCCAAGGGCCAAGTGTTCAAGCGCCGCGGCGCCGCCCGGCTCCCCATCGACCAGGTCGTCTACCCGATCCAGCAGAAAGCCGATCGCGCCCTCGAGGGCGTCATTGACTCGGGCGAATTCGAGCGGCGCTTCCTCGACACCTTCGAACGCGAGCTATACCGCATATGGAACCGGGCGTCGACCTGAAGGTGCTCCACGAGGCCATCGTCTCGGCCATTGCTGCGCAGTTCCCGGCGCTGCAGACGGTCGAGGCCTACCGCGAGGAAACCGAGCGCACGCAGCTCCCCACGCCGGCCTGCCTGGTCGAGCTGTTCGAGCTCGATGCCTCGGCCGAAGATGACCCCGGAACCGGCCAGCTCGCGCTGATGGCACGCTTCGAGGCGCGGCTGGTGCTGGGCTATCGCGAGGTGTCCGCCAAGATCGAGGTGCGCAGGTTGGCCGCCGCGCTCGCTCAGTTCGTGCTCCGCAAGCGCTGGGGCCTCGGGCCCGGCGTCGGCCCTGCGGAGGTCATCGGCTGCTACCCGGACGACTTCGACCCGCGCCTCGACCAGTACGAAGTGATGCGCGTCGAGTGGCAGCAGCTGGTTCGCATCGGCACCGACGTGTGGAGTGGCGAGGGTGTTCCGGTCGAGGACGTCCGCTATGCCTGGTCGCCGCGCATCGGCCCGCCGTTCGCCGACGAATACCGGCCGCTGGTCGGCCGGCCGCCCATCCCCGAATGAGCGCGTTCTGGCCCGCCGAGTTCGCCCGGCAGATGGGCAACATCGTGCAGCTCGGCACCGTCGCGCAGCTCGATGCCGCCGCCGCGCGCGTGCGTGTCGACATCGGCGGCAACCGCACCGGCTGGATCCCGTGGTTGACGGGTGCGGCTGGCGACGATTCGCGCTGGTCCGCGCCCGAGCCCGGCGAGCAGGTGGTGGTGCTGGCGCCCACCGGCGATACGGCGCAGGGCGTGGTGCTGCGCGGCATCTACTCGACGGCGCGCCCGGCCCCGGCCGCTACGGCGGAGAAGACCCGCCTGACGTGGAAGGGTGGGGCGTGGATCGAGCTGGACCGCGAGGCCCAGGTGCTGGAAGTCAACCTGCCGCCCGGGGGGCCGGGCATCCGCCTGGTCTGCGGCAGCAGCATCCTCGAGGTGAAGGGCGGCGAGGTGGTGATCACCGCCGACCTGCTGCGCATCGTGGCGGCCAACACCACCAGCACCGGCCAGATCGATGCCGCGGGCGAGGTGTTCGCCGGCGGTGCCCATATCGGCTTGGCGAGCCACCGGCATACCGGCGTCGCCTCCGGCCCCTCGCAGACCGGCGGGCCGGTGCAGTAACTCGGGAAGCCCTGCCAATGGGCGCGCGGCCGGCACCCCGCGAGCATCGCCGCATGATCGGCATTGCGGCCAACACGGGGAAGCGGCTGGGTGGGCTGGACCACCTCCGGCAGTCCGTCCGCGACATCCTGACGACGCCGATCGGCTCGCGGGTGATGCGTCGCGAATACGGCTCGCGGCTCTTCGACCTGATCGACGCGCCGATGAACCGCGCCACCATCCTCGACATCTACGCCGCCGTGGCCGACGCCCTCGAGCGCTGGGAGCCGCGGTTCCGGCTGCGCGAAGTGGTCGCCACCGATGCCAGGCCCGGGCACGTCACCCTGACGCTGACCGGCGAGCTGCTGATCGACGGACGCGAAGTGACGCTGGACGGCATCGTGGTGGCGGGCGCCTGATGGCCGGCGCTTTCACCGCCGTCGATCTCTCCCGCCTGCCGTTCCCGGCCGTCGTCGAGACCATCGACTTCGAGGTCGCCTTGGCGGCGATGCTGGCCGACCTGCGCCAGCGCGATCCCGCATTCACCGCACTGGTCGAGTCCGATCCGGCCTACAAGGTGCTCGAGGCCTGCGCCTACCGCGAACTGCTGCTGCGCCAGCGCGTCAACGAGGCAGCGAAGGCGGTGCTGCTGGCCTATTCCGCCGGCGCTGACCTCGACCAGATCGCGGCGAACTTCAACGTCCAGCGCCTGGTGCTGGTACCGGCGAACCCGAACACGATTCCGCCGACCCCCGCGGTGCTGGAGCCCGATGACGACCTTCGGCGCCGCGTGCAGCTCGCCTTCGAGGGCCTGTCGACAGCCGGGCCGGAGGGCGCCTACGTGTTCCATGCGCTCGGCGCGCATCCCGACGTACTCGACGCGAGTGCCACCAGCCCCACGCCCGGCGTGGTCACGGTCTCGGTGCTCTCTCGCGTCGGCAATGGTGCACCGGCCGCGCCCGTGCTGGCCGCCGTCGCCGCCACCCTCGCTGACGACGACGTGCGCCCGCTCACCGATCAGGTGAGCGTGGTGGCGGCCGAGATCGTGGACTTCACCGTGGCGGCCTCGCTGACCCTCTACCCGGGCCCGGATTCGGCGGTGGTGCTCGCCGAAGCCAACGCCCGGCTGACCGACTACCTCGCGCGTTCGCGTCGCCTCGGGCGCGACGTGACCCGCTCCGGCGTGTTCGCGGCCTTGCACGGCGAGGGCGTGCAGAACGTGGTGCTGACGCAGCCCGCCGCCGACGTGGTGGTCACGCCCACGCAGGCGGCGTTCTGCACCGCCCGCACCGTCACCGTCGCCGGGACCGGCGTATGACCGCGCCTGTGAGCCTGCTGCCGTGGAACGCCAGCCCGCAGGAACGGGCGCTGGAGGCGGCGACCGCGCGCGCGGCCGCGATCCCGGTGCCGCTGCGTGCCATCTGGAACCCCGACACGTGCCCGGCCGCGCAGCTCCCTTGGCTCGCCTGGGCCCTCAGCGTCGACGTGTGGGACGCCGACTGGACCGACGCGCAGAAGCGCGCCGCCGTTCGCGCGAGCTTCGCGGTGCATCGGCGCAAGGGCACCGTCGGCGCCGTGCTCACCAGCCTGGCGTCGCTCGGCTGGGCCACCGATGTCGTCGAGTGGTTCGAAGACTCGCCCGCCGCGGCGCCGTACACCTTCCGCGTCGAAGCGGAGCTCGACGCGCGCGGCATCGCGCCCGGCCTGTATGAAGAGATCGAGCGCCTCGCCCTCGCGGCGAAGAACGTGCGTAGCCATCTCACGCGCATCAGCCTGCTCAGCCGGCTTCCATGCGATGTCGTCGTGGGCGGCGCGGTGATCGCCGGCGAGGTGGTCGAGGTCCAGCCCTACCAGATCGGCCTGATCGAGAACACGGGAGTCGTCGGCATCGCGCTCGGCCTCGTGGCCCACGAGACGGTCACCCTCTCCCCGCCCCAGGTGCCCTGATGAGCTACTACTGCCTGCTGACCACCGCCGGACAAGCCCAGGTGGCCGCGGCCATCGCCTCCGGAACGCCGGTCGCGATCACCCAGATGGCGCTCGGCGACGGCGGCGGTGCACCGGTGACGCCGGTCGAGAACCGCTCCGCCCTGGTCAACGAGGTCAATCGCGGCCCGGTCGAAAGCATCGCCGTGCACCCGACGAACCCGAACTGGCTGACGGTGCAGCGGATCATCGGTCCCGCCGTCGGCGGCTGGACGGTCCGGGAGGTCGGCCTGTTCGATGCATCGAACACCCTGATCGCCTACGGCAACTTCCCGCCGAGCTACAAGCCGGTGCTCGCCGAGGGCTCGGGCAAGGAACTGATCGTGCGCGTGCAGTTCGAGGTCGCGAGCACGGCCGCCATCGCCATCAGCATCGATCCGTCGGTGGTGCTCGCCACCCAAGCGTGGGTGCTGCAGCAGCTCGACACCCGCGGCCGCGCACGCCGCTTCTTCCACACCCAGTCGTGAGGTCTCCATGAGCTCCGGTCGCTTGGGCAAGGCCGACCTTGCCGCCAACACCGACACCGACCTGTACACCGTGCCTGCCGGCACCGTGGCCACGGCGAACGTGTCCTTCTGCAACCGCACGAACGCAGCGATCCGCGTGAGGCTCGCCGTGCGCGCCGGTGCACTGACGAACGCCGACTACCTCGAGTTCGATGCCGAGGTGCCCGCGAACGGCGTGCTCGAGCGCACCGCCATCGCCTGCGAAGCCGGCGAGATCATCACCGTCCGCGCAGCCGCAGTCGGCGTATCGGCCGTCGCGCGCGGCTGGGAAGAGGTGGCGTAATGGGCCGGTTCCTGAGTGGCGGAGACGGGAGCGTGCCGCGCGCTCTTCGCACCTTCCTCGCCGCATCGAACCCGTCGATCGCGATTCCTTCGTGGGCTCGCATGATCCGTATCGACGGCTGCGGCGGCGGGGGCGGCGGCGCGACCCGGAACAGTTCGTGGGCCTGCGGTGGCGGCGGCGCGGGGTTTGTGCGCGGCCTGCTGCTGGCACTTCCCACCGGCGTGACGACGGCAGCCGCGACGATTGGCGCCGGCGGCACCTGCCCGCTGAACAGTGGCGCCGCCCCCGACCAGACCGGCACCAATGGCGGAAACACCGTCCTGACGATCGGCTCGCTGACCTTGACCATTCCGGGCGGCGGTGGTGCGACGCCGACCGTCGCCGGAGCCCGCGGCGGGATGCCGTTCTTCGGCACGATCCCCTTCGACAACTTGCTCATCATTCAGGGCGTCTACAACGAAAACCCGGCGATCGGCACCGGGCCGGGAATCTTCGCGCAGTCGCCTATGGGCTTCGGAATTACTGGCGAAGGAAGCACCGGCAGCGTTGGCGGTGGCGGCGGCCACGGGCCGTTCGGCGTCGGCGGAGCGCGCGGCCTAGCGAATCCGGGCGCAAACGCTAGCGGTCAGAACGCGGTCGGCTACGGCGCCGGCGGCAGCGGTGGTTATTGGTTCAGCAGCGGCGGCCCGGGCCCGTCGCAGATCAAGGGCGGCGACGGTTCGCTGGGCTTCCTTTCGCTCGAGTTCTTGGAGGGCATCTAATGCTCCGTGTTTTGGCACTCATGATCGGCACTCGCGTCGATAACGTGGTTATCGGCGAGCCCGCCAACTACCCCGGCGCCCTCGACGTCACCGACGCGAACCCTCGCCCCTCCCCGGGTTGGATTCGGCAGGGGCAGACCTTCGTCGCCCCGCCACCCCCGGCACCTCAATCGCTTGGCACGCGGATCACCAAGCTCGCCTTCCGCCAGCGCGTAGGCCCGCAGGCGCTTGCCGCGATCGAGCTGGCGTCCGTGCACGACGCCGCGGCTCCCGTGCAGGCGCAGCAGCTCGCGGCCACGCTGCGCGTGATGCTGGCCGATGTCCAGGCGGCGACCTTCATCGATCTCGCCCGGCCCGACACGCGAGCTGGCGTGCAGAGCCTCGAGGCCGCCGGCCTTCTGCCCGCCGGCAAGGCCGCGGAGATCCTCGACACGCCCGTCCAGGCACACGAAGTCCCGGTCGGCGTATGAACAGCGCCGTCCGCCTCGTGTTCACCCGTCGCCGGCATCCGGGCAGCCTGCTGCTGCGCACGTTCCTGTGGTCGGCGTGGTCGCACTGCGCCATCGTCGACGGGCTGGACATCATCGAGGCGACGGCGAATGGCGGTGTGCGCATCCGCGAGCTTGGCGAGCTGCTGCGGGAATCCAGCGAGCACACCTTCCTCGACCTGCCGGCCACCGACCCGCGGGCGGTCATCGCCGCGGCGCGTAGCCAGGTCGGCAAGCCCTATGATTGGCTGGGTGTGCTCGGCATCGGCCTGCGCCGGCGCTGGCAGGACGCCGACCGCTGGTTTTGCTCCGAGTTGATCGCCTGGGCGTTCGAAGCCGGGGGCTCGCCGCTGTTCCGCGGCCAGCCCTGGCGAATCACCCCGCGCGACCTGTACCTGCCGATCTTCGCCGAGCGGCGCGCCCTGCGCGTGGCGCGGTGAAGGGCTGCCAATGGCCGCCGCAGCACCCTGCGCCGAGCATCCACCCGTCCACCTGAATCCATCGCCCGAGGGCACCCCATGAGCGACAAGTTCCTGCACGGCGCCGAGGTCATCGAGATCGATGCTGGCCCCCGGCCGATCCAGACGGTGCGCAGCTCCGTCATCGGCATCATCGGCACCGCTCCGAACGCGCAGGCCGAGGTCAAGGCCAGGCTGCTGACCGGCGTCGTCGCCAACAACAACGCGCTGACGTTCACCAGCAAGCTGCTGGGCGCGCTCGGCAACCAGATCACCGTCAACCTGCGGGCCCCGGTCGGGAACAACCTGCCGCTGGCGATCACCGTCGCCGGCCAGGCGATCACCGTCGACCTGGCGACCGGCGCTGGCGGCGCGGTCAGCACCACCGCCACGCAGCTGACCACGGCCATCGCCGGGCACGCCGCCGCGAACGCCCTGATCGGCGTCACGAATACCGGCACCAGCACGGGCGTCGGCATCGTGGCCGCGACCCCCGGCGCGCAGTTCCTCGCGGGAGGCATCGATGAGGCGTTCCCGCTGAACACCCCGGTGCTCATCGCCGGAAGTCGCGCCGAGGCGGCCAAGCTCGGCACCGCCGGCACGCTGCCGGATGCGATCGAGAGCATCTTCGACCAGGCGGGCGCCGTCGTCGTGGTGGTCCGCGTCGCCGACGGTGGCACGGAACCGCTGACCACCGCCAACGTCATCGGCGGCACGAACGCCACCACCGGCCAGTTCGAGGGCGTGCACGCCTTCCGTGCGGCCGAGTCCGTCGTGGGCTTCAGCCCGCGCATCCTGATCGCGCCGGGCTTCACGCACCAGCGCGCCGGAAGCGCGAATGCCGTGGTGGCCGAGCTGATCGGCATCGCCGAGCGCCTGCGCGCAGTGATCATCGCCGATGGCCCGAACAGCACCGACGCCGCCGCCATCACCTACGCCGGCGACTTCGGCAGCTCGCGCGTCTTCGTGGTCGACCCGTGGGTGACCAAGCTCGACGCCAACGGCCAGCCGGTGAACGTGCCGGTCTCGCCGCACGTGGCCGGCGTGATCGCGAAGTCGGACAACGACCGCGGCTTCTGGTGGAGCCCGTCGAACACCACGATCAACGGCATCATCGGCACCGCGCGCGGCGTCGACATGGTGCTGGGCGACGCGCACAGCCGCGCGAACCTGCTGAACGAGCGCAAGGTCGCCACCATCATCCGGCAGGAAGGCTTCCGCCTCTGGGGCAACCGCTCGCTGGCGTCGGACCCGAAGTGGGCGTTCCTGTCGGTGCGCCGCACGGCCGACATCATCAACGACAGCATCCTGCGCGCCCACCTGTGGGCGGTCGACCGCAACATCACCAAGACCTACCTCGAGGACGTCACCGAGTCGGTGAACGCCTACCTGCGCGACCTGACGAGCCTCGGCGCCATCCTCGGCGGCCGCTGCTGGGCCGACCCGGACCTCAACACGCCGGCGCAGATCGCCCAGGGCAACGTGTTCTTCAATTTTTCGTTTACCCCTCCGTACCCGGCGGAGCACATCACCTTCCGGTCGCACCTGGTGAACGACTACCTCACCGAGCTGCTCGACTGAACCCTGAAACCCGACCTACCGGAGCCCGTGCATGGCCGCCCGTGACATTCGCAAGAACCTGAACCTGTTCGTCGACGGCCGCGGTTACGCCGGGCAGGTGCTGGAATTCACCCCGCCCGTGCTCGCCCTGCAGGTCGAGGACTTCCGTGCCGGCGGCATGGACGCCTCGATCGAGATCGAGCTCGGCATGGAGAAGCTGGAGTCCAGCTTCGTGCTCTCGGCCTACGATCGCAACGTGCTGGGCCTATGGGGCGTCGCACGTGGCTCGGAGGTGCAGTTCACCCTGCGCGAAGCGATCGAGAGCTACGACGGCACCGTCAAGGCCGTGGTGCACAACCTGCGCGGCAGGCTCCGCAAGCTCGATCCGGGCACCAGCAAGCCGGGCGAGATGGCGAACCTGACCTGCGAGGTCGCGCTGTCGTTCTACAAGCAGACGCACGACGGCCGCGTGGTGCACGAGATCGACGTGATCAACATGGTCCGCGTGATCGATGGCGTCGACCGCCTGGCCGCGCAGCGCGCGGCGCTCGGGCTCTGAGGGCTGGCCGATGACCGACAAGACCCCCGACTTCATCACCGAGGGCGATGGCTTCGCGACGGTGGCCCTGGTGCGCGGCTTGAAGCTCGACGGCGCGACGGTGAAATCCGTGCGCATGCGCGAGCCCACGGTCGCCGACCAGTTGGCCATCGACAACGTGGCCGGCCAGGCCGCGAAGGAAATCGCCCTGCTGGCGAACCTCTGCGAGGTCAAGCCCGCCGACCTGCAGGCGCTCACCCTGAAAGACTACGGCCGCCTGCAGGTGGCGTTCTCTCGTTTCATCGCCTGAGCGCGGCGTACATCCGCCAAGCCGCGCTCGCACTCGCCAGCCACACCGGCTGGTCGCAGGCGGAAATTCTAGGGATGCCCGTCGGGCGTTTCGTGTGGTGGATCGAAGGACTCCCTCGCCCCGATGGCCGACCGTAAGCTCGCTACCACCATCGTCATCGGCGGCGCCGTCTCCGGTGGCCTCGGTGCCGCCCTGGGCCGGGCGCAGTCGCAGCTGCGCGACCTCGGCAGCAACATCCGGCAGCTCACCGCGCGGCAGCGCGAGATGGCCTCGAGCACCGGCAGGAACACCGTCGAGTACCGTTCGCTGACGGCGCAGGTCGACCGTCTGCGTGCCGCGCAGTCGCGCCTCGCGCAGGTCGAGCGGCAGCGCCAGGCGAACCTCGACCGCCGCGAGAAGCTGCAAGGCGAGATCGGCCAAGCCGCCGGCACGGCGGCGGCAGTGACCCTGCCGATCATCGGCAGCGTCATGCAGGCTGCCGAATTCGGGCACTCGCTGCAGCTGATCGGCAACACCGCCGACATGACCAGCGCGCAGGTGCGCCAGCTTGGCGCGTCGATCATGCAGATCAGTCGCGAGACGGCCACCTCGGCCCCGGACGTGCAGCGTGCACTCGGCTTCCTGATCGCCGCAGGTCTCGATGCCGGAAAGGCCCAGACGCAATTGCAGACCATCGCCATGACGGCGAAGGCCACCGGTTCCGACGTCGAGGATGTCGCTCGATCAGCATTCACCCTCGGTGATGCGCTGAAGATCGAGCCCGGCAACATGAAGGCCGCCCTCGAAGCGCTGGTACAGGCCGGCAAAGAGGGCAACTTCGAGTTCCGCGACATGGCAGCGGAGTTGCCGAGCCTGGGCGCCGGTTTCGCTGCCCTCAAGATGACCGGCCAGGATGCCGTCGCCACGATGGGTGCGGCTTTGCAGATCGCCCGAAAGGGCACGGGCACCAGCGCCGAGGCTGCCACCAACCTGTCGAACTTCATGGCCAAGCTGCTCTCCCCGGACACGCTTCGGAAAGCCGAGCGGCTCGGCAGCGATCTCTTCGGGGTCGTCTCGGGCGCGCAGACTCGAGGTGAGAATCCCTTCGACGCTGCCATCGCCGAGATTGCCCGCATCACCGAGGGCGGTGACCAGAAGCTGCTGGGCGAGCTGTTCGCCGACATGCAGGTGCAGGGCTTCCTGCGCCCGATGCTCCAGAACCTAGAAGAATTCGAGCGCGTTCGCAGCCGCTCGCTCTCGTCGTCCGGCGTCATCGATGCCGATTTCGAGAGGATGAGGGCCACCTTGAAATCGCAGCTCGGCGAGATCGGCAGCGCGATCCAGCGTTTCGCCATCAAGGTGGGTGATGCGGTGGGCCCGATCGTCAGTCAGATCGGTGCCATCCTCGTGCCCCTGATCGACCAGGCGGCCGCCTTCGTCAGCGAGAACCCGCGGCTGGTCGGTGGCGTGCTGGCGGCGGCCTCGGCGCTGTCGGTGCTGGGCGTGGCCGTGAAGGTCGGTGCGTTCGCCTTCACCTACCTCAAGGGCGCATGGCTGGCCGTGCAGAGTGCGTTGGCCGGAGCGCAGGCCGGCGCCGTGCTGACGAAGCTCGGCACGGTAGGCTCGACGCTCGGCATGGTCGGCACCACCATTGCGAGCCTCGGTGCGGGGCCGCTGATCGCCATCGGCGCAGCCATCGCGGGCATCGTCGCCGGCATCGTGAAGTTCTGGCCGTACATCCAGGCCTTCGGGTCGGGCTATTTCCAGGGCCTCGGCGAGGCGTTGGCCGGCCCGTGGGAGCGCCTGAAGACCGCCCTCGGCCCGGTCGGCAACGCGCTCGGCACGCTGTGGGGCTGGTTCACTCGGCTGTTCACCCCGATCCAGGCGACGGCCGCCGAACTCGAGGGCGCTACCGGCGCCGGCCGGACCTTCGGGGCGGTGGCGGGCACCGTGCTGGGCGGCATCATCGACACCGTGGCGCTGGCTGTTCGCGCCTTCGTGGGCCTCGGCGAAGCGATCGGCACCGCCGCCGGCTGGATCACCGTCAAGCTCGGCGCGGCGATCGACTGGCTGATGCCGAAGATCCAGCCCCTGCTGACGGGCGTGGGTTTCCTCGCCAGCAAGGCCGGCGCCATGATCGGGTTCGGCAACAGCGCGCCGGCCGACCCCTCGACCCTGCCGCAGCCGGCCATGCGCGGTGCCGCCGCGGTGAACAGCAACAACACCAACACCACGGTCGGCACCATCACCGTGCAGGCCGCGCCGGGGCAGAGCCCGCGCGAGGTGGCGGCCGAAGTGGACAGGCGCCTGCGCGAACGCGAGCGCGCCACCAGCCGCGGCGCCATGTTCGATCCGGTGGCCGCATGAGCCTGCGCAGCACGAGCGGCGGCGACGTGATGATGTCCCTGGGCGGCTTCCGCTTCGGGCTCAACACCGCCGCCTACCAGGAGCTGAGCCGCACCACCGAAGAGCGCTGGGCCGCGCAGGACCGCTTCGGCCAGCTCGCCGCCCTGCAGCACACCGGGCCCGGGCCGGACACCATCACGCTGCCGGGGGTGGTCTTCCCGGAGTTCCGCGGCGGGCTTGGCCAAGTCGACCGCATGCGCGAGCTCGCCGGCCGCGGCCAGCCGTTGTCGCTGATCACCGGCACCGGCCGGGTGCTGGGGCGCTACGTGATCGAGCGCGTCGAGGAACGGCAGAGCGTGTTCGCCGCGCGCGGCATGGCCCGTAGGGTCGAGTTCACCCTGAACCTGCGTCGCTACGATGGCCCTTGAGTACCGCACCCGCGCCGGCGATACCGTCGACCTGATCGTCTGGCGCCAGTACGGCCGCACCGACGGCGGCATCGTCGAGCGGGTGCTGGCCGCCAACCCGGGCTTGGCCGAGCATGGCCCGCGGCTGCCCGGCGGCTTGCGGCTCATCCTGCCCAGCGTCGCGGCGGTGCAGGCCAGCGTCGAGCCCGGCGTGAAGCTTTGGGCGTGACACCGCAGTACCGCATCACCGCCAACGGCGGCGACATCACCGCGGTCATCGCCGAGCGGCTGGTGTCCTTGCGCCTCACCGATGAGGCCGGCGTCGAGTCGGACATGCTGGAGATCGTGCTGGCCGACCACCTCGCGCCGATCCAGCTGCCGGCCACGGGCGCCGAGCTCGAGGTGGCGCTGGGCTATGACGGGCGGCTCACCGCGATGGGCCTGTTCGTGGTCGACGAGCTCGAGCTCTCCGGCTGGCCGTCGACCATGACGGTCCGGGCGCGCGGCGCGCCCTTCGAGAAATCGAAGGGCGGGAAGAACCTGCAGGCGCAGAAGACCCGCAGCTGGGAGGCCGGCACCACCCTGCGCACCCTGGTCGACAAGATCGCCGGCGAGCACGGGCTGCGGGCGGCCGTCGCCGCGTCGCTGGCGGCCGTCGAGCTGCCGCACACCGACCAGACGCGCGAGAGTGACCTGCACCTGCTGCAGCGCGTGGCCAAGCGCCACGACGCGGTGTTGAAGGCGGCCGGCGGCACGCTGGCGCTGACCAAGCGCGGCGAGGGCAAGACGGCCGGCGGGCAGGCCCTGCCGACCGTCGAGGTGCGCGCCGAGGCGTGTACCGCCTATCGCGCCACGCTGGCGAAGCGCGACGCGCCCGGCACCGTCAAGGCGTTCTGGCATGACACCAACGCCGCGCGGCGCGAGACCGCCGTGTACGGCGAAGGCGACCCGGTGCGCGAGCTGCGCCAGGTGTTCCCGACGCCGGCCGCCGCCGAGGAAGCCGCCCGGGCCGAATGGGGCCGGCGCGCCCGCGGCGAGGCCACCGCATCGTTCACGCTCCCGGGCGATCCGGCCGTTGTCGCCGAAGCCCCACTGAAGGCGTCCGGGTTTCGTGCCGGCGTCGATGGCGAGTGGATCGTCGCTCGTGTCGAGCACGCGCTCGATGCGTCGGGCGGTTACGCGATGACGATCGAGGTCGAGTCGAAACCGGCGGCCTGAAGGCCTGCCAATGTCGCGCCGAAGCCGTAGTGGCGAGAGTTCCGGGCATCGCCGCGGGGAGCGCCCATGTCCAGCCTGACCGACCACTTCGAGAACCAGCTGATCGACTTCATCTTCCGCGGGCAGGCGCTGACCCTGCCGGGATCGCTGCACATCGGCCTGTTCACCGTTGCAGCCGGCGAGGGCGGCGGGCAGACGGAAGTGGCTGGCGGAAGCTACGCCCGGGCGGCCGTGACGCGCAGCCTGACCGCCTTCGCCGGCACCCAGGCAGCGGGCAGTACCGTCGCCTCGACCGGCACCGGTGGCGCCACGTCCAACAACGCCACGATCACCTTCCCGGCGCCCACGGCGAACTGGGGCAGCATCGTCGGCTTCGGGGTCTTCGATGCGGCCACGGCAGGCAACCTCCTGATCTACGCGCCGCTCGCCCAGGCCAAGACGGTGAACGCCGGCGACGCTGCGCCGACCTTCGCGCCCGGCCAGCTCGGTTTCACCCTCAGCTGATGGCCGTGTCCCTGCAGATCGGCCAGCGGGTGGCCATCAGGCCGCCCTTCGGCGACGGCACCACGCCGCGCCTCATCGAGGACGCGATGGCCATCAACGCCGAAGGCGAGCCCGCCATCGGCGCTCAGATCGCTGCTGGCCGGCGGCGAGCTCGCGACCATCGTCCGAATCATCCGGCCGCCGACCGGCCGCACGCTGATCGTCGACCCTGACCGCCGCCTCGCCGTGATCGAGGCAGACCACCGCCGCCTGGTCGCGGCGCGCGAACACCGCACCTTCGAGGCCTGATCCATGATGCGAACCGTCAACGGAGCGCCGCAAGCGCTGAAGACCCCCGGCAGCGTCGTCGACTTCGGTGTCGACTGGCGCCAGTGGCTTGCCCTGGGCGAGACGATCACCAGCAGCACGTGGGCGTGCGAGCCGGCGCTGTCACTGACCAACCCGGGCGAGGCCGAGGGCGTCGCCGTGGTGTGGGTGGGGGGCGGCGTCGAGGGCACCACCTACCGGCTGCGGAACTCGATCGTCACCACGGCCGGGCGCATCGACAGCCGCGAGATCGTGCTGACTTGCACCGCTCGGCGCGGCTGAACTTGTGGGAAAACGCTCGCGCAGAGGCTTCAACGGCGCGGCTTGGAGGCGCGTCCGTTGGGGATTGAAATCGCTCCAAGCCGCTGACTGCCCGGCTAAACTGCGCTGCCTTTTAACCAGTTGGTCGATGGTTCGAATCCATCACGGCCCACCATTTGTATCAAACACTTACGCCGTTTCCGCGTCTTCGTTGGGAAAACGCTTGGGAAATCACGGCCTATTCGATCGGCTTCGC